AACAACTTCAACACAGCCAAGGCGCTCAAAAACCTCAACAATGGTAACCGCATGGCTAAGCGCCAGAAGGTACTCAACGAAATTGCCAAGCACACAAATGAACGAATCACAAAGTTTAAGGGTCGTGCCGGAAACCCGTTCAGAACTGCCGAGGAATATAATAAGATTGGTGAAAATGTCAAGAAAATGGTTGAACTGGTCGCTTCAGAGAATGAAGCCACGGCTCTCGAGACAGTGGAGAAGTTAAACAAAAATGCTAAAATTCAAGGAAACAAAAATCGTGAAGCACTCAAAAAGTTGTTAAAAAGTACAAAAACAAACCAAAAGCAATCGAACGAATATATGAACGCGTTTGAAAAGGGTCGGAAGACGTTCAAGGAACTCAAGGAGAATATCACCATGAAAGCTAAGAGAAATGCCCTAGTCCGTAAGATTGACAAGAAGCCGGTGAAGAACGAGAATGAAAATGAAGCGATGGAAGCTTCGAGGTTGTTCAATGCTGGTGGTGGGGTAAAGAACCTCACACGCGGTAAGAACGAACGTGAGGTCGACAAGAATGTTCTCGAAAAGACTCGGAAGTTGGTTGGTTTCGGTATAGCAGGTAGAGGTCGCGAGAAGTTCTTAGCCCGTGGTCGTGGCATGCAAAATACCCAACCTCTCGTGAAGGAACTCGATGAGCGCCTGGCCCTGATCAATAAGGTGAAGAATCTTCCTAACCGAAAAGATCTTGAAAAAATGATTCGCAACTCCAACACTACTATTAACAGGGTTCGTATTGCAGTCAAGGCGAGTCAAAACAAGCAAAACAAGAACATCGGGAATGCTTCTAAGTCTCTAGTTGCTGGTGCGATAGGTAAGATCCAGGCAAAGGAGAACAAGAACATCGCGAATGCCTCGAAGGCACTCGTGGCGGGTGCGATCGGCAACTTGAAAAAGAAAAACGCTGCTGCTACGAAAATTCAGGCCGGGTTCCGTGGGAAGAAGGGTCGTAATCAGGCTCGACGAGCTCTATTGAACAAGGCACCTGTAGCGGAGACATTTGTTCCTCAACCGAAAATGACTAACAACCCATTATTCATGGAGGAGCCTCGCCCCAAGCCTCCAAATGTACCCAAACCCAATAAACCTTCGTTTAGGGCTCTTGTCCAGAAAAACAAGGAAAAGAGGGTCATGAACGCGGTCAAATTGGCTGGAAAAAAGGTGGCACTCTCTCGCGCCTCCGGTCCCGAGCGTGTCAAGATGGCGAGGAATTTGGCTCCTGCTAAACAGGAGAATGTCAAGAAGGTTGCTAATGCAGTGGCGATTTTCAATCGTCAGAGTGCCATAAGTGCGGTGAATCGTTTGAAGAAGCTCAGTCTCGCCGAGAAGACCAGATTCAAGGGGCAAATTAGCGGGGCGAATACGAAGGCTCGAATCAAAGAGATTCAAGAGAGTGCGGTCAGGGAAGATGCCCGTAAGAAGGCTGAAGAGAATCGAGCAAAGGAAGAAGAGCGTAAGAAGAAGGCTGATGCGGAAGCTGAGCGAGTACGAAAGCTCAAGGAGTTGAAGGCGAGACGTGCCGCAGCTGCGTCCGAAGAAAACAAGAGGAGGGCGACGCGTGAAGCTGCTGAGAGGGCGGCCGCCTCGGCGAAGAAAATGCTTACCGAAACTGAAAAGATGCGAGCGAGGGCTGCGGAGAACAAAAAATTCAATAACAGGCTCGCTGAAAAGAGGCGACTTTTGAGAGAAAGAGAAGCTAAGTCGGAACCAAAAAAAGGTAAATCCAAGAAACAATGAATATTGACGACGATTGCACCGTAGTGACTGATATGCCCCTGAGTGACGAGGTTGCTGACTTTATTGATCGGGGTCTCCACAGAGACATGTCTAAAGAAGATGTCGAAGAATGGTGTAACCAAAATTTAGATGAACTCGTGAGTATATATGAGAAGTATCGAGATACATACTTGTCATATGGACAAGCGGATATGACGTTGTTTTTTGCACAGACGATCTATGAGAGGGATGATGCGCGTGATATGATTAGTCAATTTGTAGATTTTCAGTAATTAAAGAAATAAAGTGCCTTTTATTTAATGGAAAATTGTGATGTTTGTTGTGAAAAGTTGAATAAGATAAATCACAAAAAAGTTAAGTGTCCTTTTTGTGATTTAACGAGTTGTCGATCCTGTTCTCAGAGATATATCCTAGAATCATTTCAAGATCCACATTGTATGGGTTGTAAAACTGCATGGAACCGGGAATTTGTTGATTCATTCTGTACAAAATACTTTAGAACAACAGAATTGAAAAGACATCGTGAAAACGTATTGTTCGAACGAGAATGTGCGCTCATGCCCGATACACAACCCGAAGTCGAACGTATTATTCAGATGAGAAGAATTCGTCGTGTCATCAGAGAACAGAAACAAAAACTTTTAGAACTTCATCACAGATATCAGACACTCCAACTCGGTGAACCTATACCAGACGAGATTCGAATACTTTATAGAGAGATGGAAATTACATATAGACATTTAGAACAGATCAGAAACAGTGGAACAATCATCGACAATGAACCAAGGCGGTTCGTACGTCAGTGTCCAATCGAAGAATGTAAGGGATTTCTAAATGAAGAATGGTATTGTGGATTGTGCGAGCGGCATTACTGTAAAAGTTGTAACGAACTTCTTGATGAGAATCATGTATGTGACAAAGACGTTGTCGAAACGATGAAACTTTTGAATAAAGATAGCAAATCGTGTCCAAAGTGTGGGACTGTCATACATAAGACGAGTGGATGTGCCCAAATGTGGTGCATAAATTGTCACACAGCATTCAATTGGAGAACGGGTCAGATTGAAAATGGACGAATCCATAATCCACATTTCATAGAGTTTAGGAGAAAAACTATGATGTCCAGGGAACATGGAGATATTCCATGCGGTGGCGCTCCAACATTCCGAGAGTTACGGGAAATTGGTGCTACGAACCAGATACTACAGTACGCGATGGTTATACAGCAAGTTGAACACGAACACATGTTTCTTGACACGAGACCAATCGACAATACACAGTTAAGAATAGCCTATATGCTTAACGATATAAGTAAGGAAGATTTCAAGAACTTTTTACAACGCCAAGAAAAGTACAAAGATAAAGTGAGGGATCTTTCAAATATTTTTGAGATGATAGGAAACACTGGAGGTGATCTTCTCAGACAATACGTATTAGAAACTGAACGTCACGATGAAATTGTGGATCTTTTACAGAAGATCATAGATTATGGTAATGAAATTTTTGAAACTATTAGAAGTCGATACAATTCTAGACTTCCCAGAAATATTTATGTTTGAATATAACAAGATGATACTTTTACTGTTTTTGGTCTTGGTGATTGCCTATCTCATACCAAAGTATCCTCAACCCAGGGTTTTTCATGATTTTATTTCAGATGAAGAACGAAGGTATATCATTCAGAAAGCCGAAAAGGAACTGAAACCTTCTGAAGTATCTGAAGATAGGGGTATAGATGAAAGTGCCCGTAAAAGTGAGACTGCGTGGTTAGATCACAGTGATCCAGTCGTTGAAAGGGTTATTAGTAAATGTCTAAAACATGTGGATAGACCGTTTAGGAATTGTGAGAAACTTCAAGTTCTTAGATACAAACCAGGTGGATATTACAAACCTCATCAAGATTGCTTTGTCGGTGACAAAAATCCTAGAATGTACACTTTTATTTTGGCACTGAACGACAACTATGAAGGTGGTGAAACGTGTTTTCCAAACTTGGGTAAAGAGTATAGGCTCCACGCAGGTGATGCTCTTTTCTTTGATACCCTCGACAACTACGAAATAATGACATCCAAGGCTTTACATGGTGGGCAACCTGTAAAGTCTGGTGAAAAATGGATATGTAATTTATGGGTGAGGAAGTATCCTTATACCTGAACTTCACCACGCTCAATGAGCTTTTTACGATTCGCCATGTGAAGGCCCTCAACTTCAGACTTATTCTGTGCCGCGTATGGAACCGCATACCCCTCATCACACATCCACTTATTGACGTTGGTCCAGATTCCATCCTCACATACCCAAACCTCAGCGAGTACGCGACCAAACTTTCCCCTCGAATCTGCCTCCGGGCATCTGAGTTCGATCTCAATATCATCCTTCTCAGATGCGACCGCCTTCATACACCATTCCTTGAGCTTCTTCTTGGAGAGGAGACCAAACTTCTTCTCTTCAGCGTCCGATGTACGAGACTCAGGGGTATCAATACCTAGGAGGCGAACACGCTGCTTCGTACAAACATCAAAGCCAAGGTCAATGGCGACATCGATGGTGTCACCATCGACCACCTTCTCGAGGGAGGAGACACGGTACTTGAAGTTGCAGGGTTCGACGTTATAGGAGGACATTTTCTACTCTGAAGACACTTAAAATCTTTATACGACATTAAAGTATGAAATGTATCGCAACCTTTTCGGAGAACAATCTGTACAAACTTAAATTAGCAAAAACCCGAGTGAATGTTCTAAACGGATTGTACCATCGACCACCTATCAAGAGGGAACCCATTGTCCCAGACAACCCGAGACTTCGTCTGCGGTTCAAGGAAGCCGTAGAAGAAGCACAGGACATATGTGAAGAGGACATCACATCTGAGGCGTGTCATTGGGCATGGTACGAAGTTGATGAGTTGGAAGATTCTCTCATGCGTCGATGATGACAGTGGGTGGTTCATCGTCGTACCCATAGAACTTCATAGAAATACCGTAGAGTTCATTGAGTCTTGGGTGTAGGTCCTCATTGATGAACCATTTCCATTCACGTAAATCTGTGGAAAAGTATTCACACCTGTCCTCCCCGAAGCTACGTTTGAGAAGGAACTCCTCATAGCGAACCTCTTTCATGAGAGAGAAGACCCCCTCGGGGACGGGGACTGTACCCCTTTTCACTGCATCGAATATGTCTATGACGTAGTACCCGCGTGCATCGCAGATGATATTGACTTGCATATCAGGGAACCCCTTGATGAAGGATTCAAAGTCGGCGTCACTCGGGAGGGTTGTGAAAATCGTAGGACCAACTTCATCAGGAATTACCTGTAGGAATGATGGATGTGTATGATACGCAATGGGTGCGTCAGACCATTCTGCCTCGAGAACACTCGCATCGACGCGGGCTCTCTCCTTAGAGGTTACGTAGGTGAGACCTTTGTAGTTCATGCACTTATCATACTTGACCTTACCTCCATATTCCCATCTATTCTTCGATGACAACTTACTCACAGATTTCAAATCTCTCACCACGATTTTTGTAATGTGTAACCTGTGTGCGGTCATCCTATATTCATGATGACATTTTTATCTAGAAGTGTAATTTCACCGAGCTGGTCCCACGTGTAGTACTTGATAGATATACCAAACTTCTTGCGCATGATGGGGTCCATGTACCCGTTTACAGCTCGTTTCCATCGGTCAGGTGTCGTTTGAAAGTATTCCAGATTACTCCAGTTCACAGATACACGCTGAAATTCTCTGGAACTCAAGAAGCGATTAAATTCTGCGACAACTTCATCTGGGTTG